CCGCCCCGCCGGTCGCATAGGCCGGACGTTCCACGCCGCTATGCAGCGAGAGCGTTGCTGTGCGCCAGCTGTTGATATTGGCCGCAAGCTGCGAGCCATTGGTGACGGTCGGGTCGATCGTCACGTTGCTATACTGCGTCATGCATGCACCTTTCCGTAGCCGGCGGCCACATAGTCGAACGTGCGTTCGACCGGCGTGCCGGACTGGTCTTTGAACACGATGTCAAAGCCGCTCTCATTCTTGTTGGCGATCTCGTAGAAGTCGCCGAAGCGAAGCCCCTGAGCCGAGACCGAAAGCCCGGTCAGGCCGAAGTAAGGCGGGTCAAAACCGATACGTCGGCCACCGGGGGGAACGGCGAGATTGTTGCCGCTCAGGATCCGGTCGGGCATATCGACGGTCAGTTCGGCCCGCGCGACGATCGGCGTGATATTGTCATCGACCGAGGTGAGGATCAGCCGCATCTGATAGGCTCTTGCCGCCACATCGCCGGTTGCCGCCTCCCGCCAGTCCGACCACAGAGCGCCGGCATCATCCGGATCGTCATCCGTGGTGCGCATCTCCATGACCGCATTCCACTTCGACGCATCCGCGCCGACAATGCCGTCGAGCGCGCTCAGCACCGGCCATTTGACCATGGTGTCATCGACATCCTGCCCATAGACGGAGAGCACCGGCGTCACCCGGGACGTATAGACCGAGCCGAGATCGATCGTGCGCGCCGAGACGTAAGAGCCGGTTGGCAACAGCCCGCCGTCTTGCCGCTCCGAAAGCCGAAGACCCGGCTCGCCCGCCCGACAGCCGTCAAAACTTCCCGACCAGGCCGGCTGTTCGACAAAGCGCTCGACCGCATTCATCGGCGTGGCGCCGACCGTTGTCTGGATCATGGTCGCAAGCGGGCTTTCCACGCCCTGCCGCGTCACCGCTTTGATCAGATAGGTCCCCGGCCGCGTCGGGATCTGCACGCTGGTCGCATCAACATGATCGAGCTGGGCGCCGGAGGAGCGCCAGGACACGCCCGTCAGCTCCGGCGAATAGCGGATCACGTAGTGCGACAGGTTCAGCGCCTGAACCGGCGCCCAGGTCAGCGTGGCGACATCGCCGATGACTGCAATATTGAAGCGATCCACATTGGCCGGCGGCGACAACACGCTTGCCAGATAGACCGCGTCCAGCGTTGCCCAGGGCGAGCGCTGGTTGAGCGCGGCAAAGACGGAGCGAACCCTAAAACTGTAGATCCCCGGATCGAGATCCTGCAGGTCGATCGAGACGCTTTCCGTGGTCCCGACAGCAAGCCAGATCCCGCCCTGTCCCTGATACTGGACCTCATAGAGCGTGGCCCGCGTATCATTCGGCGCGCTCCAGCCGATGGTGACGGCGCCACGGGCCGACACGCCGCCGGCGAGATAGAGATATTCCGCGACCGTGACGTCCGAAGGCGGTAGAAGCGGCCCGGTCGGATAGGTCGAGAAGGATGGCGGTTCGAGCTCGAGGCCTTTCTCGACGCGATCCCATTTGGTTGCGTCATAGATCAGCGCCGAGACATCGAACTGATGCTTGTCGTTTTCCGTGATCGACAACACCCGGAACGGGCGTGGCGCTGCATCCGAGCCGGTCAGGATCCACATCGCGCCGGCAATAGGGCGACCCGGCAAGGCCGAGGACAGGACAAGCGTTTCCGTTTCCCCTGCCCCGGACGTCACCGTTCTGTCTGCGAGACTGCCATCCGGCATGACTACGGTCAGCGTATAGGCGTCGCCCTCTGCCAATGTCACCGACGCATCGAGCGTCACCGACGCCAGATCATCGGATACCGTCTTCACCCGCCCGCCATAGCGCACGCCGGCATAGGAGGGATCGGCGACCAGCACCACATCGCCCGGGGCGACATCGGCATGATCGAGCCCGGCGCGATAGGTGACGACCTCGGTCGAATTCTGTTCCGTATCGAGTAGCCATGCGCCATAGCGATGCGCCTGCCCGCGCGAGCAGCAGCCGATCGCCTGGATCTCGGTCTGGCGAGAGCCATAACGCGCCACCGCATCGGCATCCTCGACCACTTCGATGGCCGGCATATAATTGTTTGCCGGATCGAACCAGCGGACCAGCACCTGTGTATGACGAGCCGAGAGCGCCGAACCCTGATAGCTGAATGTGCCGTCGACCACATTGGCGGGCGTCACCAGCTTGACGGGATCGGCAGGCTTGTCGCAGACCGCCGTGACAGCGCCCGTGCCCCAGTAGACCATCCCCCGGAACACACCGGCAAAGGCCGTCAGGACGTTGATCGCCTCATCGCGCGAGGTGATCGCGCCGTTGAAGGTATAGCGCGGTTCGGTGCCCCCGAAGCCGTCATCGACCAATTCGTCGCAATAGCGTGCAATCTCGTAAAGCGCCCATTTGCACACCTGCCCGACATCGACATATTGGCCAAGGCCATAGCGGTCGTTGACCACAAGGTCATAAAAAATCCAGGCCGGGTTATCGGTGACCGCGCGCTTGAAGGTCCCATCCCAGACACCCGCATAGCTTCGCGTTTCCGGATCGTAGTTCGACGGCACGGCAATCTCGATCCCGGCCCAGTCGACCGAGACCGTCGGAATAGCACCGCCGCCGAACTCGGCTGCATCCAGCGTCACGCCCATCACAGCGCTGTCGGGATAGGTCAGCCGATAATCTTCGATCACCGTATAAGATGACCAGTAGGTCTGGTTGTTCGACGTCGTGCCATTGGCATCCTCGGAAAGCCGGCGTACGCGGATATACCAAGGCCCGGTCCCGTCCAGCGGAATCCGGTAGGCCCGGACATAGGGCGAGGTGCATTTGCCCGAGATCGTATCGCTGCGGACTTGGCTCCATGTGCCATCCTCGGTGCGGCGATCGATGGCGATATCGACCGCGTTCTCCTTGACATTGCCATTGTCGGGATCGGTGAAGATCAGCTGCGGCACCTGAATGGAGACGCGTACCGCCGTAGCCGCAAGATTGGTGATCGCCCGCGTTGCCGACAGATCCTTTTTGATCTCGACGCCGACGCCCTGTTCGTTCTCGACGGCCGGAAAGCCGGACAGAGCCGCCTGGTCGGGAAAGCCATTGCGGGTTTCGAACGAACCGCCCTCAAAGTTGAACGTGCCGTCGCTATTCTGGACCGGAACGTCATCGAAGAAGATCGACTTCGCCCCGTCCTTCAGACCGCCGGTGACGCCCTCGCTCACCAGGAACAGGAGCCTCAACGTCTGTTTGGAACGCAGCGTGTTCGCCGCCTCGCTATAGCCGCCCGAGCCGCCGCTCTTGCCGCCCTTGCCGCCGCCACGGCCGGAGATGCGCATATCATGCATGAGATTTTATCCGGTAACTCAGATGGCCACGTCTTCGGTGGAAAGCCCGGTGGCGATCAGCACCGGCTTGACGCGGAATTTTTGACCATAAACCAGCGGCACGGGACCGCCTTCGGTCGTGACATTGGCGCCGCCGCTGAAGAGATAGGAGGACTGGTCCTCGCCAGTATTGCTATTGATCTTCGGCGCCGGCGACAGCATCTGCCCGAGCCCGCCCATGGCCAGCGCCACGCCAAGCCCCTTCATCGCCCCGCCGATGGTCGAGCCACCAATGCCAATGCCGGTGATCGCGCCCGGGAACATGAAGGCCGCGCCGATCAGGAAGACGCCGGCAATGATCTTGCCAAGTCCGCGATTGCCCGCTCCGGCGATCACCGGAACGATATGCAGATCCGCCTGCCCGAGCTGAAAGTCGAGATCATCCGGGCCGAGCGCCATGCCGGTTTCCGGATCGCCGCGCAGTACGCGGAAGTTCCGGTCGGCAGCATATTGGCGGAAGCCTGGCACGACGGCGGCCAGCGCCTGCCCTGCCTCGCCGGCGCTGGCGACATCGAGCTGGTAGGTCGGCGCGAACTGCCGTGCGAGATCGCCGTGGAGGTGGATGGTTCTCTTCATCAGTCACACTATACGTATTTTTATGCGCATAATTGCTTGCAAGTTGATAGCGTTAGGCGTATATATATGCGCATAAACAGGGAACGAGTTGATGGACACCAACAGTCGAAAGATCATCAAACACTTGGAGAATGATGGCTTCGAACTGGTCAAGGTGATGGGGTCGCACCACAAGTTCAAAAAGGGCGACAAGACCGTCACCGTCCCTCACCCCAAGAAAGACTTGCCGATTGGCACAGTACGCAACATCTACAAGCAAGCCGGTTGGCTGTAAGGAAAGGAAAGCGCCATGCATTACTACATTGCAGTGGTTCATCAGGAAGGCGACAGCGCTTTTGGTTTGCACTTTCCGGACGTGCCCGGCTGCTTCTCGGCAGCCGACGACATGAATGATCTTCTGGCCAATGCAAGCGAAGCGCTTGCGCTCCACCTGGAAGGCGAGGAGCTGCCCGAAGCGCGCTCACTCGATGCCGTTCGCGCTGATAGCGACGTGGCACGTGATCTGGCCGAGGGCGCCTTTCTGCTGGCCGTGCCCTTCATCCGATTGAGCGGCAGAACCACCAAGGCCAACATCACCATGGACGCAGGCCTCCTGAGCGCGGTCGATCAGTATGCAAAAGCGCACGGTCTGACGCGATCCGCGTTTCTCGCCGATCTAGCACGCCGCGAAATCGCAGGCTGATTAACCCCGGTATCGCACCCAACGGATCACCCTTTTCGCCATCCTGGTATATGCCGCCGTCCCACCGGACAGTCTTGAACTCATGATCGGCAGCATGCTCCTGTCGTCGTTGGTAATTGACTCCACCGGGATTCGGCTTAGCTATCTGGCATCACGAGATGTCTGACGAACTTAACTCACTGGTCAATTGCCGAAATGGTTGAGGGAGCAAGACCATGGACAGTAAGTTACCCGCCGTGCATCCCGGCGAAATCCTTCGCGAAGAGTACCTCGTTCCATTCGAGATTGATCCGAGCCAACTCGCCAGCACCCTGAAGGTCCCATCTGAAGATATTGATCTGCTTATAAAAGAGGCCACTCCGATTTCTGCGGAGCTTGCGCTCAAGCTTGCAAAATACTTTCGCACGAGCCCCGAATTCTGGATGCACATGCAGGCAAGCTACGACCTGAAGACACAAGCCGCAGCCATGAAGGCCGAGCTCGACAAAATCCCGGAGATCGAAGCGGCCTAGACTGATCTGAGCGCTTTGAACAAACCCGAACCGAAGGAACAAATCACAAGTGATGGGAACCGCCTCGATCCGTGATGACGACGTCGTTTCGGTCGGCCGCAGGCTCCCGCGCCTTGCAGCCATCGAGCCGCGCGAGGGCCGCAAACTGATCGTTCGGTTCGACGACGGCCGGAAAAAGACGGTCGACCTCGCCGTGCGCTATCTGCGCGAAGAGCGACATTCTGCATAGCAGAGCTGAGTTTCCCGGCGCTGTAATCGTCGATCTGACGGGCGGGGTGGAGGTGGATTTTGCGGAGCATTGAAAGCCGAAGCCATCAGAAGAGACTCTTGATGTTTCGTGCAAAGTGATCGATGATCAATTTAGCGGCAGACACGATCAGATAAAACCAACCTATAGCTCTATAAAAACGTCAGATATCGATTAAAATAGCGAAATAGCTACAACGCAGAATGTCATCGCTGGAATTCCAGTTGATCAATCATTCGAATGAAATCTGAACAGATTATTTTTCTACCCTTGTTCGAAATCTATATAGCGTAGCATTGAGACAGTTTCGCATCTGGCGATCTTGAAATTCATTTTCAAATACATCGATTGTTGAGTTAATATTATGAGCTTCAGAATCATTCATTGCAAATACTGCGGCCATAGATTGCGCTTCGGAAGCAAGGCATGCTCTCAGTGTTTTCAACCAACCCCTTGGCGCAATCGCTCGGTCAGTTGGGTAATTTTCATTCTTGTTTGCATCTTTGTCTTGTCTAGGGTTGTGCTTTCGCTTCCTTAGTTTGTCACGCCCCGGACATGCTCACCCATGCGTCACCCGCCACTACCACGGCCCGATCGGCTAGACCTTCCAAAACATCGAGATTCCTATGCCTACTGAGGAAGATGAGCTAGCGATCGCCAGGGCTCAAAAACGGCTCGCAATGTTGAATTCGATCAAGGTCTGGTCTGATGACTGCAAAGGACTTTCGGACAGTACACTTACGCGGAAAGAGGCTTTGGAGCTGGTCAGACGTGTCTCGCCAATCGGTCAGCGGAGCTTACCGCTCAAAAAGCAAAGCAATGACTAGGCGTCGACGAACCAATCCAGTGCGCAGTTCCGTTTCTTCCACACCGTGCAAATCGAACTTGTAGACCGAAGCCAACACCTCTGCTACCTTTCCGCGCATATATCATTGGAACAACACAGAGAACCCGATGCCTTCAGAAGAGCAAAAGTGGGAAGCCGTGACGTTTCGGGCAGAGCGGTGGATGATCGATGCAATCGATCAGTTCGCTACCGATGAAGGGTTGCATCTCGACGGCCCTATGACGCGCGAGGAGGCCATCACGCTCATGCTCGAGGATTGGTTGGTCGCTCACGCGTGCGTGCCAATCAGCGATAATGAAGAGTATTAGAACCGACATAACGCACCCAATGCGTCACCCGCTTCAGCCACGGCCCAATCGGCTCGCGCCGTGACAGCCGCCCGTCGAGGTGATGCAGGCAAAGGCCATCCGCGAGCAGAATACCGGAATGACACGGCACCTTGGACACAAGCCGCATGAAGAACACATCGCCCGGCCGGGCTTGCGCGGCATCGACCGTCCGGAAGCCTGCCTCCTCGAAATGATCGGCAAGCAGGTTTTCGCCCTTCTCCCACCAGTTTTTCGAGCGGGCGAAGTCCGGAAGACGGATGCCGCGTTCCTGCCAGTACCAGCTGCGCACCAGCCCGTAGCAGTCGAACACGCCCGGCACGAAGGACCGGCCCGTCAGCGGCGCATCCAGGCAATGATCGCCCCACCAGAGAATGGGCGTCGTCACCTCGCCATCGCAGCTCACGACACCAAACGGGATATTCGCCGTGATCTGACTGTCCATATCGGCTTTTGACGGCCAGTGCGGATGCGCTTTTGCATTGTGGCTGTGAATGACCGCTTCCGGCTGGAATTTCAGCCAGGTCTCGGCCGGCATTTCGAAGCCGTTTTCGCGATCGGCCGCGATGTTTTTGGTGCGGATATAGCGACCACCGGACACCATGCCACAGGCCTCTTCCGGCCATGCCGCAAGTGCATGCGCCCGGGCCGCCCGGGCGACATCATCACCAAACATGATTGCTTATCCTTCAGGTATTAGCCCGGCCAACGCCGGGAAAGGCCCGGGTCGGCAGATCGCCATGGCCGAAGCGCTTGACGCAACCCGATTGCAGAAGCTTGCTGCAGCGATCCTCCGACGCCGAAACCGCATTGCCCTTCGCATCAAAACAGGCCGAGCCCGCATAGGGGCATGTGGCCCTCGAGTAGTCGAACGAGCCGGTTTCCGGATCGAAGCGACGATAGGTATGCGTGCAGGCGCTCTGGATCACCTGCCGGCCGGGCAGTTTGCGCCCCTGCTGATCGATGGCGGCGGCCAAGGTCCACTCGATATAGACCCGGTTCTGGTTGGTCTTCTGCTCGATCCGATAGACATCGACGGGGAAATGCGCGTCCGGATCCGCATCCTCCATCCCGTCCAGAAACCGCCGGAAGGTGCGGATCCTTCGAAAGGTCGCGCCGACCAGATCGCCGAACTCATTGACCACGGCCGACAACACACCGGAGACATTGGCGACCTTCAGCGTCGGACGCGGCATGGTCCCCTGCGACGACATCTCCCAGCCATCGGTCTCGATCGGCGTCGGCGAATAGATATTGCCGCCAAAGGACACCGGCGCTTCCTCAAAAGCCGAAGACGTAAAGCGATAAATGCCGCCGCCGATCACGGAGGCGTCGAGCTCGTAAAGGTGAATGATGTCATCGCTCACCAGCCCCTGCGCTGTTTGCGACAGGCCGTTTCCCGCCTGCTCGACAACCAGCATCGTGCCATAATGCGATCCCGTCATTTGACCAGCGCCACGATCTCGGAAGCCGTCGTGCCCGTCGCCAGCACCTTGTGGGCGGCAACCGGCAGAAGCGTGCCGCTCTGGCAGTGATAGACGGCCACGCCGCCGCCTGCCTCGATCGCAATCGCGCCGCCGAAGCCGACAAAGACCGAGAGCACATCCTCCAGTACCGCGTCATCGGATGGCGTCACCGCCCTATGCCGGCGCGCGGGCGTCACGATCTCCACCGCATCGCGAACGGCCTCCACCAGTGCCGCCGCCTCGGTTGAGAAGCCATGGCGCGGGCTGATCGAACCGTCCGGATTGGTCTCGGCGGCAATCGGGCGCTGGACGCCCGTGGCGTCATAGACTTTCAGCTCCGTCATAGGTCGAAGACCCTTTCGATGGTCGCGTTGATCGTGTCATGGGCGCCGCCTGCCCCGGTTCTTGTCCAGGACTTGCAGCGATAAAGCCTTGTTTCCTTGTCGCGTGGCAGCTTCCATTCAAAAGCATGAAAGCCGCGAAGCGACAGGAAGAAGCTTTCGATCCGGTCGGCCTCGTCCAGCGTCAGGCCGGGCCACGTCGCATTGAAGGTCACACCCGTTGTGTTGAGCCCGTCACCGCTGCGCTGGCTGTATCCGTCGCCGAAGCGGCTTTCCAGCGTGCGCAGCTCGACCGATTTCGTGCTGGTGATGGCCGGGCATGCCGGCGGTTCGAACTTTTCGGCCATCAGAACGGCCCTCCTGCAAGCATGCCCCGCGCCCGGGCGTTTTCCTGAAGCCGCCTGTCGACGACGGCGTCGATCTGTTTGCGGAATTCCTTCCCCATCGCCACGGCATCCTTCGGATCCGTGTCCTCCGGAACCGAGACGTTGATATCGCCAATGCTGACCGAGCTGATCACCGAACCCGAAGACGACGAAGAACTGACCGCCCCAAGCCGGTGATTGGGAATGATCTCGCCGCCGCGCGGCAGTTTCAAAATCTCCGGACCGCGCTCGCCGACCAGCGCCATACCGCCCTGGGTGAAGTTTGTGCCCGTGGCATGGGCCGGCAGGAAGCCGCCAAGAAGCCCGCCATCCAACAAGCCGCCAAGCGGACCGTCGCCGAAGAGCGCGGCTTGCGCTGCCGCCTCGATCAGCTTGTTGATCATGCTGTCGAGCGCGGCATTGCCAGTCTCGATTGCCGGGATCAGCGCCAGAAAGCTGTCGCGGGCCGTATCGCGGAAGAATTCGGCCGTATCGGCGGCGGCTTCCTGCTTGTGCTTCTGCTCCTCGATCGCAAATGTCAGTTCCCGGATCGAGGCTTTTTCGCTATCGGTCGCGGCCGTGCCGGCGCGGCGGAGGTTTTCGAAGACCTTCTTCTGGTCCGCCGTCATCTCGGTCATCCGCAGTTCGTCCTGCAGCGCCTGAATGAGCTTTTCGACAGCTTCGCGTTCGCGATCGACCGCAGCGGAAGCCGAGCCACCGCCGCCGCCGGATTTCCCGCTGCTGCGGCGCGAGGTCTTGGCCGCAAGCCGGGCCTCGGCCTGGGCACGCACCATTTCCTTTGTCGGCGCGCCGCCCGCCTCCTCGTAGATTTTGCGGACGGCGGCCATTTCCTTTTCCAGCGCGAGCTGGTCCGAGGTCAGGCCGTTCTGCCGTTGCAGTTCCGCCGTCACCTCCCGGTTGGCGGCAAGCTTCTGCTCGAGGATTTCGCGGCCGGCATTATAGTCCGCATAATCGGCCGCCATGTCATAGCCGGTTGTCACATCGACCGGATCGAGCAGGATCGGATCTCCGGCCATGGCGCCCATTTTGGCGCCGGCTTCGGCCGCACGCAGCCCCACCCGCGCATTCTGGATGGCAGAGCTCAGGTCCTGCATCTTGCCGATCAGGCCGCTGATCAACCCGCCGATATCGACCAGCGCCCCTTTGACATTGGTGCCGATGATCAGCGCCATGGTTTCCCATTCGGCGTTGATGTCCTCCGCCTGTTGCAGAAGCTCGTCATCCATCACCGCGCCCATGTCCCGTGCCTCTTCCCGGGCATCCGAGATGCTCTGGCCGGCATCGTCCATCAGCGACGTAAATTCCTCCGCCGCCGTGCCGCCGAAGATCTCGTCCAGAACCCGGATCTGTGCTGCCCTGTCGAGTTCGCGGATCTTGCCGATCAGCGTTTCGAACATCGCGGCCGGGTCTTCCAGCATGCGGGTGAGCTGTCGGGCGGAAAGGCCCAGACGCTTAAAGGACTCGGCCGCAGACCCGCCGCCGGTCTTGACGAATTCATCGGCCCGAAGCTGCATTTCCTTCAGGCCGTCGGTCAAAGCGCTGAGCTCGATACGATTCTTGACGGCCGCATAACGAAGCTCCTGGAACGCCTCGAAGTCGACACCGGCGGTCTTTGCCGCCTTGCCGAGATCCGCCACAGCATCGACGGCCTTCTGCGTTTCGCTGACGATCACGCCAAGCCCAAGCGAGGCGGCAAGGCCGGCCGGGCCGCCGCGCAACGCCCCGAAGATGCCGTCCAGACCGCCGATCTTCTTCCGGATCGACAGGAACGAGCTTGCCGTATCGTTGGCAGCGGTGCGCGCCTGCATCCGGACCCGCGTCATCGCGGTTCTGAATTCGCGATCATCGGCGCCGATCGTGACGGGAATATCCGGTCTGCTCATCTTCGCTTAGCTCTCTGACGAATGGACTTTTGGGGGCCGTGGTCCGCGACGATCTCGCGGATCCGCGTGCGGCTGACAGGCGATGCCTGCGCGGACTTGCCCGTCACGCCGGCAATCGCCATGACAAGTTCTGAAGGCGTCGCTGCCCAGAAGGTGGCCGGCGTCCAGTGGATCCGTTCGGAGGACACCGCAAGCTCGAACAACGTCCTGACGTGATCGGCAATCAGGACGCCGTCTGAGGCTTTTTTCCGGTGACGGCCGCCTCCACGTCTTCCAGCGGCGAAGAGGTTTCGCGCAGCGCATTGCCGGCCTCGATATGGGCGGTCAGCGCATGTTCGATGCCGATGCGCCAGTTTGCCTGGTCGGCAGCCGAGATATTCTTGCCCGACAGCACCCGGGCGGCAAGCGCGGCCCTGCCCTCGTCGCTGTCGGCAACGGCAAGGCAGCGGATTGCACAGGAGACCGCGAAGGGCTCGAAACCGAGCAGGCGCTGATAGATCTCGTCCATCGTGCGCGCGCCGATGGCCTGCGACAGGCGCATCAGACCGGCAAAGGTGACGGCGACGACAAAGCTCTCGCTGCCGATCGTCACCGCCGCCTCGCCGCGCAGTTCATTGGCGAAGGCGCTCATCAGGCTGCTGCCGCAAAGGCGACGTCCTGCTGGAAGACACCAGCCAGGTCGCAGGTGAGCTCGCCAGTCTTGTCCCCCTGGAAGTTCGCCGACAGCATGGTCATCAATCCCTCGAACGTTCCCACAGAGGGCACCGTGACCTGATATTCTGCCTTCCGCTGGTTCAGCACATCGTCCAGAACCAGCGTCTGCGTTGCCGAACTCACATAGGCGCCCGAGCCGGACCAGCGCACGGACTGGACGCCGCCGATCGAGGAATAGTGCAGCACGCCGCCCGGATTGTCGCAGTCCGGCTTCGTCGTATCCACTTCCTCATTGTTGATGTTGAGCGAGCGCTGCTCGACAACGCAGACGATCTCGAACTCCTCCGTCGCGTCGTTCTTGCGCTTGATGATCAGTTCGCGGCCCAGTGCCATGGCAAATTCCTTTCGGGAAGAAAAGCGCTCACCAGAGCGCAACGATGTTTCCGGCCGTCGTGCCGGTTTCTTTGACGCGGACAAAAACGCCCAGCACATAGCCGATGGGATGGTTCTTCAGCGTCACTTCCGTGCCGCCCAGGGTCACGCCGCAAATGTCGCCCTCCGCGCCCAGATAGAGCGTCGAGGCCTGCGGCAGATCGGCATGGTCATCCGGCACGACAGGCGCGCCGAACCAGAAGGGCTGGTCGAGACCGCCCTCTTTGGAAGTGGGGTTCATAGAAGAGCTCCTTGCTCGCCGTCTCATGGCAACAAAAGAAACGGCTCGTTGAGGTTGAAGTTCGCAGCAGTAAATGCCAGCAAGGAAAGCTGCTTTGTGTAGCCCCCTTTGCCGAAACCACTGATAGAGAAGCAAATGAAAGAAATGTCCGAACCAGTTAGCCCCGTCTTTGACGGTGACCTGCTCTTCAATGAGGCCAATTGGGCCGACGCAATACAATCGCAAACGAGGCTTTTCTCATTTGATGAATTGAACCGCGTTTCGGAAGGTCTTCGAAATGACTTTTATCACGGGCACACGAATGACCGAAAAATGCCGGAGATCAGGCCTTCGAAAGAACTCGCTTCGCTTCTGGCTCCATACCAGGACCGTACGATCGGCTATGATCTTCCGTGCCTGATCTCTCCCAGAAAGCCAAGCTGCGGCCGCATCGTTCTTTGCGCCCAAGATCCTCTGAGAAAGAAAGACGATGCTCCGGGCCAGGTGACAGTGGGAACCTTCTTCGGCATCGATAATGAGCGTTTCCGACACAGCTACAGGCATTATCCTATCATCTGGCAGCTCGTCCGGTCCTGCGTTGAGGCCGGCTACGAAGTGTGGTTGACGGATGCGTACAAAATATTCGCTGGAAAGAACGTGGTCGCGCGGGACAAGGCGCTGGACGATCTCTGCCGGGAGGTGCTGCAAGACGAGGTTGCAAGGGTTTCTCCGACGCATATCCTCGCATTGGGTAATACCGCCGCGCACATGCTGGAAAAAGCTGGTTTCACGGATCGCTTCAGCCGAGCAGTACACCCCACTGCCCACCAGACGACGAAACCTTACTGGCACCTCAAAGACGCCACGCAGGCCTACGAAGACAACCGGGCAGGAAGGCAGCTAGCCAAGGTCCACTATTATTGCAGACAGATTTTCGGTACGGACGAGCCGACGAAACCCGTGTAGGGCCGCGCAGGCAATATCCGCCCGCATTTCCTATACTGGCAAAACTGTCGGATTGATCGCCACGGTCGTATACTCCGCCACAAAGGTCAGCGCTCCGACCCCAAGCGCAATCCCGGTTGCGCGATCGATAAAGCTGCGGCTTTCCGACAGCGTCAGTTCGATCACCAATCCGTCGAGCTTAACCGCCCCTCCGAGCGCGGCCTCGACCAGCACGGCGATCCGGTCAAATTCGATATCCGGCTCCTCGGCATGGAAGTGCGCGATCACGTCGATCGGCAGGCGCCGGTCATAGCCAACCTCGCCGTTGGGCCCGGCGCAGGGCCGGATTTCCGCTGTCTCCTGATGCTCGGCCCAGGTGACGGTCAGCGCCGGCAGCAGGCTCTCGCGGATGGCGTTGGTGCGCGCCCGTTTCACCTTGCCGTCTCCGGCAAACTCCGGAATGGCGGAAAGCCGGGCGAGGATCGCATCGAAGATTTGCGTACGAAGATGCGGCATCAGATATCGCCTCGCAGCCAGATTTTCAGCATGGCGCGCCCGTCATCGGTGACATTGCGGATCCCGTAAGTCGTGCCATCGATCGCGACGCTGTCGCGCTCGCCTTCGAGCTCTTCAAGCCCGGATACTGGTACGGACAGAACATGGGTGATGGCCTCGACATCCTGCCGGCCGAATTCATCGGCAAGCTCGAGCTCGCGCTTCTGCCGCAGGATGCCGCGCACCGGATCCGGAAGCCCGACGCCGGCAATGGTGAAGCGGCAATCGACATTGCCGAACGTGCCGGCGAAGGCCTCGCCCATGCCGGCAAAGATCGCCGGGCGGTCGATCCTCATGTCTTGTCCTTCGCCGTGTCGTCCCCGTCCGACTTGCTGTCATCGGCCGCCGCCTGAAGTTTCTTCAACTCGTCGGCCAGGGTGGCATTGTCCTCGGCAAGCTGATCGCGCTCTTCGGTGACGGCCTCCAGCTTTTCGGTCAGTTCGGCGAGGCCCTCGCTGCCATCGGTTTTCGCAGCCAGCGCATCGCGTTCTTTGGTCAGGGCCGCGACGCGATCGGCGAGCGCATCCCGCTCTTCTATCAGCGCGGTGATGCGTTTATCGACTACCGTGTCGACCTCTTTACGCCACTTGCCAAACACGCTCTCTAGATTGTCGGCATCGGCCTCGCTCAGGCCGCCCTTCGAGACCGGCACATCCTCGCCGGGCGCATAGGTCTTGCCACCGATCTTCACCGTCGTGTTGAACTTTCTCGTTGTTGCCATTGTTTTTGCTCCGTGATTGTCTGGTTAAGGCGGGCGGCTTTACGCCGCCCGGTCCTGATCAGCGCACGAGCGCAAACAGGCTGGCATTCGGTTCCGGCGCGATCGGCAGCGGCGCTGCCTGCGTCTGCAGGATGGTGCGGGAGGGGTTCTTCTCCCGCCACATGTCCGGGAAGCGCTCCATCGGCACGAGCGCCTGATCGTCCAGAATGGCGCCATAGCCGAAGTGGCCCATGAAGCCCTGCGGATCGAGAATGCCCACACCATAGCTTGGCCAGAAATTGCGCTTGACGCCGCCGGCGGTGAACCCTTGCGAATACTGCAGGAAGGTGATCTCCCCGATCTGACCGAGGACGGCCGAATATTTGCCTTCGGCGCCCGTCGAGACCGGGCCGAACTCCATCGAGCCGGAGGCCTGCCGGCGATTGTCGAGCATCTTCTGGAAGCGTTCGGACCGCTTCAGCAGCGTTGCCGCCCCCGGGCCAAGCGTCACCTCGCGGGCGGTAAAGCCATCGGTGATCGCCAGAAGATCGATCCAGTCCTCGATATCGTCATACGGATCGACGCCGCTCTCGCCCCAGCGGGCAGCGCCGGAAAGCGCGATGGTGAGTTCTGCGGCGCGCTGGTAATTGACCGTCTGCGTCGGATAGTTCTCACCCTCGACAATCACGCGGCCCGTGCGCAGGACTTCCGAACACATCAGCTCCTCGCGCCTTGTGATGCGCATGTCCTGGTCGTCGAGGATCTGGGCGATGTTGTAGGCATAGCGCTGCTCGGGCGAGACCGCGCCGGCAAGCTGTTCGCCCGGCATGCGGATCAGATTGCCGGAGGGGCGCAGCGTGTTCTGGGGCTTCACATAGGCCGGCTTCAGGCTGGTCGCCGTAAAGCCGCGATTGGCCGCATCCTTGCCCGGCACGTCCGGGTGCACGAAGGGGGCGAGCTCGCGATCGGGCAGGATCCGGTCGAAGACGATTTCCTCCTGTTCGGAGAGAACCGTGGTGGCAAAATAGCGGTTGCGCAGAAAGGCTTCCGGCCGGTCGCGCGGCGGCAGAACCGTCACCAGTTCCGCCGTATTGAGAAGAAGGTCGCTCATGGCATTGATTTTCTGTTTGTTTCAGGGAGGGCGGGAAAGCCTCAGTCGAGCCTGCGCACGAAGAGGGCAGCACCCTTGCGGCGGAAGGCCTCTTCGACGCTTGCCGCATCATGGCCGGCACCAAGGTCGAGCTTTGCGGCGTCAACGGCCGCGCCAAAATAGGCCTGCGCCTCGACATCGCCGCCCGAGGCATCGACATCGAAGGCGAGAATGCAGGCGGGCTCTTCCGATCCGTCATTGGCGGCGGCGCGCGACAGCACATGCTTGCTGTTCGCCGTGATTTCTCCGAGCACCGCGCCGCGCTTCAGATCCTGGCCGCTGGCGATGGTGACGGTGCGGGTCACGACCGGAACGTCGCCGACGATCAGGTCATTGGGGGCAAAGCTTGCCGTTTCCATGGGTCTCACTCTCCAGTGTTGCGGCGGCCATGCCGCGCATTGATGGCGCCGCCGACAGCTGCCAGCAGCGATTTGCGTTCAGACTGCGCAGAAGGTGCGCCGCCGGCGCCGAGCTTCGGGGTCTTGCCCGCCATGCGATCGGCAAGGCGATGGCCGCCCGTGGCCGCCGACGGTGTCGAGGCATTCAGGATCGCGCTCGCTTCCTTCGCCGAATAGGCCGTCGAGAACGCCAGATGACCGGCAAGCTCGGCATTGGCCGAGGCCTTCGGATGCGTCAGGATCGCCTGGATCCGGGAGCGTTCATCTGCGCGGGCGGATGCGTTCGCCGAGACCGGCTTTTCGTCCTTGCGCTCGGGATCATCGCCGGGTGCGCCCTCGCCTGCAGCCTCCTCTTCAGGATCGTCCGTCTCGGCTTCGGGTTCCTTCTTCTCGTTTTCGAGCTCTTCCTCCGGGTTTTCCTTTTCCGGATCGTCTTCCATCCGGTTTCCGGCCCTGCCGCCGCGCATGGCGGCGAGCACGCTTGCGGACAGGCCGCGCGTGACATTCGACATATCGATATCCTTGGTCGTTGAGGGTTCAGGCCGCACGGCCCAGTTCAGCCCCGAAGGCGGCAAGCACCTGCGAGGGACGCGCCACGGCATCGGCAAGTCCTGCCGATACCGCCTTTGCGCCGCGATAGACGCCCGCCTCCGTGGCAAGCGCCTGGTCTTTCGAAAGCCGCCCGGCACGATACCGGGCAACCGTCTCGGCAAATTCGACGCGCAGCTCTTCCAGCTCGGAAAGCTCGCGCGCCAGCACATCCTCGGGGATGGCCTCATAAGGGTTGAGATCGGCCTTGTGGGCGCCTGCCTTCAGGATGGTGACATTCAGCCCTTCCTTCTTCAGCCAGCCGCTGACATCGACATGAACCGAGACGACGCCGATCGAGCCGCAAAGCCCGGTCGATGGCAACACGATCTGCCGGGCCGCCGAGGCCAGAAGGTAACCGGCTGAACAGGCATGATCCGTCAGCACCGCGATCGTCGGCTTGACCTGCGACAGCTCGAAGAGCTTTTCCGCGCAATCGAAGGCGCCCGTCACCTCGCCGCCAAAACTGTCGACCTCGATGACAACGGCGCGGATGCTGTCGTCCGCCCGGCAGTCATCGGCCAGAATGCCGATCCCCTCATAGGAGGTCATGCCGCAGGATTTGCCGATCCAACGGCCCTTGTTGACCAGCGAGCCCTCGATCTCGATCAGGCCGATGCCATCCATCGGGCGATCAACACCGCGATAGGTCTTCTCGCCCCAATCATTGACATCGGTCCTGATCTTCTCGCCGATCAGCCCCATCTGGCCCGCATTCTCTTCCGGCAGGCCGAGGACACGCGGAGCAAAGGCCCGGGCGATGGTGTCGGCCTTGGCCGGCTGCAGCATCAGCGGCGTGTTGAACATGCGGCTGGCGATTTCGGGATAGTTCATCGTGGCTGCCTTCCGATCTGCGGAATGCCGAGCGGGTGACTTCGGGCCGAGCGCCCCGCCCCGCGACTGCTGCCGCTTCGGCCGTTGACGCCTTCCTCGATTTCCGTGTCCTGGTCGGCATCATCCAATGACGGTCCGCCATCTTGGCCGGTTCTGCCGTTGTCCATTTCTGCCGGATGCTTCAGCCCGAGGCTGCGATAGTAGCGAGCCTCGCGGGCCAACTGGTCGGCATCCATCTTCCAGTCCCGGCCCTGTTCGGCCGATTCCTGCTGCAACGTCGTCAGCTTCCGATCGAGCCGTTCCCCGGCAGCTTGCGCCTCTCTCAACGGATCGATCCAGCCGCGCCCGGGACCGATCCAGTCGGCGTGACACCAGGCGGCCGGGTTTTCCTCAAAGGCAACTGCGCCTGCCGGCAGGTCGATCAGCCCCTTGTCAAAGACTTCCTCCAACCAGGCCCGATAGATCGGCGCCATGAACTGGGCGGCAAAACTGCTCTTCTTGGCCGTGAACCCGCGCCAGATTTCCAGAAGCGCCGCCCGCGCCGAGGAATAGTTCACCTGGCTCCAGTCCATCGTCAGCTGCTCATAGGTGAGCCCCACGGCGGAGGCGATCTTGCGAAGGGCCGCATTGACGAACACCTCGAAGTTCGCATTCGGATGCTCCGGTTTGGTCAGATTGGCCTTTTCGCCGGGAAGCAGCGTATTGACCCGGACACCCGGCAGGCTGATCGGTGCGGCGCCATAATAAGCCTTCTGGGCTTCCGACATCTCGCCATAGATCCTGCCAAGCGCGCCCTCGCCGCCATCGGCATCGAGCGCTGCCATCATCTCTTCGGGATCGAACGGGGTTTCGATGAAGGCGGCCATGATCGCATTCAGCATCGCCGCCTGACTTTCAAAATCCTCGTAATCCGTCGATTGCTTGATGGAACGCATGATCGGCGCCCAGTCGGAAGCCCCCCGCGTCATGCCCGGCCGTTTCGGATCGAAGGCATGAACCACGACCGGACGGCCCCATTCGGTCGACCGGGACACATATTCCCAGGACCAGAGTTTGGTGTTGCCGGCATAGACATCGCCCGGATGGCTTTTGCGGAAGTGATAGCCGACCGGCGCACCGTAACCGTCAATGGCAACGCCATCGCGCAGAAACTCGCTGTCGAGCATGCCCTTCGGGTTCGAACACCGGGCGGGATCGATCATATGCACCGCCGTGGAAAACAGCGGCGCATCCTCCTGCCAGACGATGACGGCAAAGCTCTCGCCTTCCGGCCCGAACCGATTGCGCGCGGCAAGGCCGAGAATGCCGGCCATGTTCTTCGTCCGCTCGGCGTCGCACCACATGTCGACGTCCTGGGTATAATCCCGCCAAAGCCCCTCGATCTGCGTTGCGATTGCCTCGGCCTGGTCGAAGGTGAGGCCCAGCGTTGTATGGTTCGGCCGGGCCGCAAGCTTCCAGCCGGCGCCAATGATATTGTCGACAAGGCGAGAGGTCCCGGCAGCACCCCAGCCGTCATTGCGCGCTACATCGTTGAGGCGATCGACCAGCGTCGAACGCGAGACGGAAAGCGCCGACTGGCCCGAATAATTGCCGGCCTTCCAGCCGGCAAAGCTCGGGTGATCGTAGGAGGCGCCCTGATAGGCTGCCCGCGTCACGGTCTCGCCCGACACGGTCGCGGCCATCTGCCGGTTGCGGGCAGCCTGCAGGCGGGCGGCATTGCGCACATCGGCGGCAAGCGGCCGGCTGTCCGGTCCAAGAATTTCCACTGTCATCCGAAGATCACTCCCCGCCCGCGCGGCCGCGATGACCGGCGAAAGCCCAGCTTCGTTTCGAGATCGCGGATATAGGCGCGCAGCGATGATCGATCGGCGCCCGAGTATGTGACGCTCTCCCCGTCATAGGACAGCGTCACCGCGCTCTGGCCGATCTCCAGCCTGTGAAGCGCAAGCTTCGCCTCGCCGAGCCGGGTTTCCAGCGTCAGCCGTTCGTCTGTCGAAAGCATGATGTCCGTCCTGTTCTCTTAGTCCGGCCGGGTGCGTTGCGCCGCCCGTTCGGCCCGGCGCATCGCCGCCGCAACGCGGTCGGAAACCGGTGTGCCCGGTGAAGTGGCCGGCTTCTCGTCCGGCGTCTTGCCCGCATCGCTGACGGCCTTCACCGCAACGGCAAGGCTGCCGATCAGGTCCTCGAGATCGCCCTGCTCTTCCGGTTCCTGCCGGGCAAGTTCTTCCGCCCGTGCATCCCATTCCTCATCCGTCCAGTAAGGCACGTTGAGGCGGATGGCGGCAGCGCGCGACTGATTGAGCATGTCGAGCACTTCGTTGCGCTGCCCATCGGGCAGTTTCCACACCCAGCGCGGATAGCCGTTGCGATCCTTTTCCTTGATCCGAACCTCGGATGTGGCCTGCTGATAGAAGGCATCGCCGAGACCAACGGCAAAGCTGATGAAGCCCGGCTGTTCGGGATCATCCTTCCGGAAATCCCGGTAAAGCCCCATCTTCATCACCGAGGCGTTGAAGTTGAAGAACCGCGTCGACCATTTCTGTTTCTTCGGCCTTCCGCGCTTGTCATATTCGCGCACCTGACTGAGCAGCGGTGCGGCATCGCGATTATCGCCGCGCACCATGATCACTTTCGAACGCGGATGGCGCCGGGCCCAGAACCAGACATCCTCGGTATAGGCATTGCCGTCGATCGCGACACGGTCGACCTCGCGCATCCGCCCGTTCTCGTCCGGCCAGCGCTTGGCAATCAGCCGGTCAAGCGCCTCTATGACCTGATATTCCGAGATATGGCCCGAATGCTCGCGATAGCCCGGCAGGTGACTGCCCGCCCGGCTGTCGATCACGCCATAGTCGATGACCGCGCTCATCTTGTTGCGGCCCCAGCCGCGAAGCAGCCATTCGACGCGATCGCCCTGGACGTCGATGCCGATAGTCAGCGCCAGCATGTCGCCGGGAACAACGCCGCGCCGGAAGCCGGTTTCCTCGGCCCGGTCGCGCAGGTCTTCCCAGGCAATCGCCTTGTTGTCGGCCTCATAGGCAAGCCCGAGCGTATCGTTGAAGAACACCTGCTCGGCGCCGGCGCCCTTTTCCTTGTCATCTTCCCCGCCCGACTGAACCTTCAGCCAGGCCCGGGCAATCGCCTCCCAGCTTTCAAGCGGCGAATACGGCACCCAGATATGGAACGAGCGGTGATAACGCGCCCGTTCCGGATATTTGGCCACCCAGTAGGCGCCATTTGCCGGGTCGACCATCCACTGGCGATGATGCTCGTGGATCTCGCAGCCGCAATGAACGCAAACGAAGTGCGCCTGTTCGGGATGCTGCGGATCGATGTGATCGCGCATATTCTCCCATTCGAGCGGCTGTAGCTCATGGCAGTGCGGGCACGGCACATGATAGCGTTCCTGCGTTCCCGCGAGATAGTTGGCCGTGATCCGGCAGCCCGGCGCAATCAGCGGCGTCGAGATCTTGAAGACCTTGCGGTTGAAGAAGGCCTTCGACCGGCTGTCGGCCTGGCTTTCCGGATCGCCCGCCTCGTTATAGACCCATTTGGCCAGATCATCCTGCACCTGGGCGCGCGGCGAGATCATCGAAAGGCCAGCGGCCGAATTGGCGCCGGCCGCCTGTACAGCACCCCGCCCGTCGACCCGTTCCTTGTAGAGGATCGAATTGCCGCCATCGCGGCCGGCTTCGGGGAACAGAGCCCGCACGGAGACGGTCTCGCGCAGGAGCGGCATCAGCTTGGTCTTCGACCAGCGCGAGGCGTTTTCTTCGGTCGGATGGACATAGAGGAAATCGCAAGGGTCGAGATCGAGCGTTCCGAGCAGAAAGATGTTTGCCAGCACCGTACCGCCGACCTGCGCCGACTTCGACAGCGTGACGATCGAGCACGGATCGTCCGGCGACAATGCCCGCAGGATCTCGGAGAAGAACGGGAACATGTCTTCCCGATACGGTCCCGGAAAGGCCGAGATGCGCTCGGAGAAGACGATATTGCTCTTCGCCCAGCCGAGATAGTCGACCGGCGGCGGCGGTTCGCACGCACTTGCAAGCGCCTCGAACTTCAGCCGCTCCGGATTGAACAGCATGGTCATTCGGCGCCCGCCTCTTCCTCGATCATCTCAGGCGTTTCGTCGCGATCACGGCGAAAGGCTTCCGCCGCTTTCACCCGGATCTCGCGCCACTTGCGCGTCAGCGCCTTCTGGATATCGCGCTGGGGAAAATTGAAAGCTTCGGCAACGGCCGTTGCCAGATCCGGCAGTCCCTGTTCCATCACCTTGAAAGCTTCCGACGATGCCCGGCCGATCTCGCGGCGCACATCCTCGGTGCGGGTATAGATCCCGGCTTCCGCCTTTTCCTGCCGCTCCATCTGGGCGGTCTTGTATCGCTGTTGCTGCAGACGCTCGCGGGCGAGCTGTTCGGCAAGGTCTTCCTCTTCCTCCTCATCGTTGGCAGGCGAGCGCAGCGGCAGTTCCGCCGCGCTCGCCCGGCGCTCGGCACGCGGGAAATCAGCCTGTTTCTTGCATGTTGCTGTAGGGGCTTTTCCGTTGGCGCCGTACCCTTGGGAGGGATCGATGGTGAGGCCGAGCTGGCCAATGGCAATTTCTGGACGGATACGGGCAAACCGTCCCTCGCCGTCGATCGCCCTGCCATGGATCTGGCCGGCGCTCAGATATTGCGAGACACGGCCCGCGGATACCGAGATCAGGGCCGCGAACTCGGCCTTGCTCATGCTGTCCGGCATGGTTTCCATGGTGGCTAAACTCACCTCTGACTTTAATTTAGGCTTGGACTTTAGGCTTCTGATCCGGGCTCAGACTGGCGAACCCGCGCGGTGCCAAATACCCGCGTGGCGAAGGGCCACAGGAAGGACCCAATGTTCGTTTCGGGGGGCAGCCCGCCCCCGTCGTGTTATGTCGGGGATTGCCCCGCATCGACGGAGCAGAGCCCCATACACGAGGAG